AGTCAGGCACGGGCGAGCGTTGATCGTCTGGCCCTGCACCGCGCCGCGAGTCGCCAGCACATCGGCAGGCCATTGCCAATGGTTGTCAGGCGAACCAGCGTAGAACTTCAAATCGTCAATCTCGTCCTCACGGGACTCAGACAACGCCCCAATGGCCATATCCAAGCGACTGCGGGCAGTCGCCAGAATATCGGAACTGTCGTTCTTCTTGCCACCACCGTTGGCGACATTACCCACTGCTACCATGCCGGTGTAATCAGCCATTATTTCTTACCCTTTGGCATAGGCTTTTGCGCCTCACGCTTAACCGAGTACGCAATCGCCACGGCCTGTTTCACCGGCTTACCGGCAGCCACTTCAGCTTTTACGTTCTTACGAAAAGCCTCGGGTGATTTTGATTTGACTAAAGGCATTACTTACCTTTCTTTGCCGTCTTGGCAGAATCTTTAAAGTCTTTGGCCGTTGGCGCTGCTTTGCTGCCAACCTTGTTCATTTTTTCGCCAGAGCCAGCTTTGATGCGTGCCTGTTTGGCGTGAATGTTGGCATAAAGCCCAAGTTTTGTAGCCATACTAAGCCCCCATCCAAGAAGTGTTAACGCCGCTGCCCTGAGAGTTCACGCGGCGGGTTGGCTCAGTGTACTGTCGATGCGCCACGGAAAAAGCAAAGGTCACGGCAATCGCGTCTGCCGCGTCTGGTGAAGCCAATCCTCTTGCTCTCATCTCTTTTTTCCCTTCAAGGAAAATAGTCCCCGACGAATTCGGTTTCTTCATAGGCCCAGTTAGGTCAGCTTTAAGCTGCTTGTCTGTGGGAATACTAGCAGATTTTAACCACGACCTCATATCGTTCCACATTTCGGCCCGCTTATTGCCAAACGCAATGGAATGTTTCGCCTTGGAACCAAAGTTCACGCCGCGCACCTTATACCGCTGCTCGGTCAGCCTGTCCAGTATCCCGTAGCCCAATCCACCCTCGTCAATCACCGTCAAAACAGGCTTATATTCCTCCATCGCCTCAATGACGCGACCAACAATCGTCATGGTGTCCTCGCCCTGATACCGCTTAATCGCAACAATGTCCCGCCCTTGGCGTACCGCAATCACAGTCGCATCGGCACCACCGCGGGCAGGGTCAACCCCCATCACGATAGGCGCGGTCAGATCCTTGTAGCGCGGACGCTTGGCGGCATCATCCACCAGTGTCCCCGATATAAACTGGTCTTCGCCGGCAGACGGGAACTCGCCGTACACCTCAACCTTGGCCTGGGCAGAGTCCTCGCCATACTCTTGGATAATCTGCTCGTAAACCGCCTTGTCGGTGTCCTCCACCGTTCTGGCATCCACGCAGCGCGTGTTCCAGAAATCCCGCTTGGCGTTAAAACATTCAAAAAAATAGCCCTCGTTACGCCGAGGATTGGAAAACGCAAACCAATAACGGTCTGGCGTGTTTTCCGTGAAGAATCCAGCGCCCACTTCCCATATTGGATTCGGAATACCGCTACTCTCATCAAAGATCAGCATCATGCCGTCCTGGTTGTGGACACCAGCGTAGCTATCAGGATTTTCCGCAGACCACAGCTTACCCTCGCAAGCCCAATAGCGCGTACCCTTTTTCAGATCACGCTCAACCAGTTCCGTCAACCAGTTGGCCGGCACTAGCTTGGTTGCGCTTATCTCCCACCAGTGCGAGTTAATCAGCATGGCCGCCCACTTCGTCAACTCGGCCCAGGTGACCGAACGCAGCTGGTTCTCAGAGTTCGCGCTAACCACTACGCTGCCGCCTATGCGCGTTGTCAGCATCCACAGCACCAGCCAGCTAACTAATGCAGACTTACCAATCCCGCGCCCAGATGACACCGCCATCCGCACGGTGTCATAAGTAATCTGTCCCTTCTGCTTCTTGATGTGTTCCGTGATGTCGCGTAGCACTTCGCGCTGCCACTTGCGCGGGCCAGTGAAGCGTTCCAATGGCGTGTTCTTTACACCCCAGGGAAATGCAAACCTCACAAACGCCTCTAGGTCATTAGCAATCGCCGGTGACCATAGTTCCGTCATCAGCTTTTGCTCTTCCTCGCCTTTGTAAATCGGGAGTTGCATTTATCGTCAAGTGGTTGGAGTGGCGCGGTTATAGCATAAAAAAAAATAAAAATTGTGGGCGAAGCCACCGTTACTGTGGCCCTTCGCCGCCGGCCCTACCCCCCCCCGTCGGGCGGGTGGCGGGCCACGGCCAGCGCGGCCAAGGTCACTTAGTTCGTGCAACAAACAAACGATGTCAGCCTTGTGGATAACTCAAGCATCATTGATTCCCCAATGACACAATGCGTGTACCTTTGTAAGTCATTGATAACATTGACCTTTTGACCATACCGATTTACATAGTTCAACCGCGCTACTTAATACAGTGTCCATTATGTGAATGAAAACAGGGGTGTTATGGCCCTTTCTGCTTAAACATTAAGCATTACCCCTGTTTCTGTGGATAACATTTACCCGTTTCCTGTGGACAACTTTGGCGTGACATCGGTTACGTCCATGCCAATCTGGACGCGGGAGCGTGCAGCCTCGAGCGCGTCCAGTATGCTGATGCGCTCATCACGGACGCTAACGTCGATCTTGTCGCCGTAGACGCGAGGGTATAGCTTGGCCGCCACCCACTTGCGTGCATCCACCTGTAGCCGCTTCTGATTCACCCAGGCGCTGATCTCCACGCCTTGCAGATGGCTGGGTATCTCAGCGTCTGACAACTCAATGATTTCCTCCGCTAAACGCGCTGCGCGGATCTTCTTAGCCTTCTCATACGCTTCCTCAAGTTCTGGATTTGCATCTAGCACGCGCTGCGCCTGAGAGTAGCTGATGCCTATGCCCTTGATGGCCGTTGTCAACGATGCGCCAGCACCAACCTTGTCAAAAATATCTTTCCAAATCTCTTTGCTGTAGGTCGGCGGGCGGCCAGCGCCTGGCTTCACGCGCGTAGTTAGCGCACAATCTTGTGCTCTTTCGCCGCCTTCCGCTGTATCGAATGCACTGCCAAATGCCACTTTCGCAGTACGTTGTGCTGTTTTTGCTTCCGATTGCCCTACAAATGGCATTTCACTGTTTACCGCTTTGCGCGTGTATTTCCGCTTTGTCCGTGTCAAAGAGTTTGGTTCCTCGGTATGGTTTGCTGATGTCAATGTCGTTCTCCATGTTTTCAAATCCACTTGATCCTGTAGCTTGCACTGGCACCATCTTGGTTCCAGGCAATGCTGCCTTAATTTCCCGCACCTGCTTGAGCGTCGGCGCGTTCATCACCGTCTCCAACTCTTCCAGCGTCCAGATGGAGCGTGCGCCTGGCTCCTTCCTAAACTGCTCGTACCAAATCCTATCCTTCTCCTGCCTCACAACCACCATCAGGCTCCCATCTTGCATCCTATGCTCCATGCAATCAATTTTAGGCATCCTCTCTAACCCTGCCCCTTCAGCCCACCGCGTCAACGCCTTGTAGGCCGCTACAAGCCCCTTGCTGGCCCTCTCCAACCTTTCCTCGTCCCGCGCCTGCACAGCTTCCGCAATCCGTTCCCGTTGCGCGGAAAACTTGCGCCGGAATTCTGCGTCCACCAATTCAAGCACCCGCCCAATCCCGTAAACCTTTTCATGCTCCAGCTTTGCCAGTTCAACATCCACCGCCAACGCCTGATTCCAAACCTTGAACGGGTCTGATGGATAAACATCAGTCTCCAACAATTTCTTTGATGCCATCCTCTAATCCTTCCATAGCCGACTTCAAAACATAGCCAACTTCCAAAATCGCGAGATAGCCGACTAGCCGACTTCATATTGCATTAAGCAATATTATGCAAGTCGGCTATCCGACTACCTATTTCTGGCCGACTTCACGATAGCCAGCTTGCCATGTTTTTACAAGTCGGCTATGTTTCTCAAACAAAAGTACATAGCCAGCTTGCCATGCTTTTATAGCCAACTTCACAAGTCGGCTATCAGAAAGGTGCCACAAACGGCTCATCTTTTTCCTTATCGGGGTAAATAATCCAGCAATATTCCGCTACATCCGTCTTGTGATAGCCCACCAATTCCTTGGCGAACATCGACTTCTTGCCCTTGTAAAAGTCTGTGTTGATGCTGCTGCCGTCACCCTTTAGCTTCACAAACTCCTCTTTCCATTCGTTTACGGTCACCGTTTTATGGCGCTGGTCACCCACATTCGTCATATGCCCATTGCGTTCTATCGCCTTGTGGATGGCGTTTAACGCCACCTGTTGGTTCTCCTGTAGCTTCCTTGGCTTCTCTTGGTGGCTGACTGCTTGGCTCTGCATCTGCTGCTGGATGGCCTCATCGCTGGCTCTAACGGCCAGGCTGATCTGCGCCTCGCTGATGCCTAATGCGCTGGCCTGGATCTCCACCTTCACCATCTCAAAGCCAATCTTTAGCCCGTCCTGGCCGTCCTTTTGCTTGCTGATCGTGAGGATGCCGCTGCCAACTATCGGGCTAGACGAATTTGGTGTTGCGTCAATCTTCATCAGTTCCAACTGAGTGTCCACGGCTCCCAATAGGCTGCTATGCCCCCGCAATCCCTTGGTGGCATCCTTCCCACTGTGATGCAGCACCATCATGGCGCAGTTAAGCATCCGCTGGATACGTCCCGCGTTATGGATAAATGCTCCCATGTCTTCTGAGTTGTTCTCGTTGCCACCGCCAAACGCTCTAGCTAGAGTGTCAATCTGCACTAGTTCAAACTGGACACCTGTACGCTCCACCAAATCCTTAATGGATAGCACCAGCAGGTCAAAGTCTTCCGCGCTCGATCTCAGGTTTATCGCGGCCCTGATAACGTAGATTTCAGCACCAGCAGCAGTGGCGTTATGCATCTTGCAGGCTTTGATGCGTGCGCCGATGCCGCCAAAGCCTTCGCCGGCAATGTATAGGACAGCCCCTGCTGCTTGCACCTCCCGCCCCATCCACGCCCTGCCCGTTGCCACCGCCTCCGCAATGTCAAGTGCAACGAATGACTTGTAACTGCCTGGTGGCCCGTATAGGGCTGCAAAAGCCTTTTTCGGCAGCA